TCAGGCAAGAAATCACCGTAGCTTACGTTAGCTTCAACGGTAAACTCCATCGATTTAGAAGGGTCAATTTCATCAAGCGCCGCCAGCGCCGGTTCAATCTTTTCTTTTGCCAACTCAGTTGTCATATCAATGCCCGCATACGACAAACTGTAAATGTTAAAGTTATCCTCAGTGAGTAACTTTTCCATTGCAAGGTGGCAAAGCGTCCCTTCATCGGCATATGATGACGATGGCTTAGGTGGCATTTGTTGCACCAGATTAACACTGGCAGGACACGCGATAACTCGTTTGGCGGTGCTACCGCCAGCAATACTTGAATGGCTCATTTGTCTTTCTCCAAAACATAGTCAGATAAGTCGTCAATAATTTTAATCAGCTCATCACTGTGGTGGTCGGGTACATCGGTTTGCATAAAAACATACATCTCTAAACCGGAAAGCAATTTTAGAATGCGGAGTGCTTGTTCTTTATTCATCTTTCAATCCTTTTAAATAATAATGGGCATTCATATACAAATCCTTTTCTTCTAATAGTGGTCTACCCATTGACCAAGCAAATAAAACTCTTTCAAGCAGCGCAACAAGTTCATTACGTTGAGCAATCACTTTACTTATTTCTTCTTCGTACAAATCATTTACCATCGGATTGCTCCTATTCTTTTTAGCACCGCATGGACTTTATAAGGGCGTTCTTTTCTAAATAAATGCGTCATAGTCATCTCTCTAGTAAACATCGCGTATTTAAAACTGCGCCATTTCACATCGTATCGATTGAATCCTCTTTGGCGTACTCTCATAGTTTAGCCTCTAATTGTTTAGTGAGGTTGCAGTATATCAAAAAAAGTTTGCAAAGAAAAGTTTGCAATGATAAACTTTAGCCATGTTAGAAAAAGACATCGAAAAATATTTAGTAAAAGTCGTCAAAGAAATGGACGGCAAATCGTATAAGTTCACCTCCCCTGCTTGTCGGGGAGTGGCAGATAGAATCGTGTGTTTACCTAATGGCAGTACATGGTTTATTGAGCTTAAAACCGCAGATGGCAAGCTGTCAGCACTGCAAAAAATTTTTGCATCAGACATGGGCAAACTTAATCAAAAGTACGCTTGTCTTTGGAGCAAAGAAGATATTAACAACTGGAGAGAGAATAATGATTGAATTTTTACAATACCTTGATGAAAGCAATTTGGCATACTTTATTATGCTGTTTTGCTTCTTAATAATGGCGCGTTTACATTTGTCAGCGCTAACTGAAATTACACGTCTTCGTAAAATCATGAAACAGGTGATGAGATGAAAAATCAACTTCCACATTACCAAAACGGGCTAAGTCAAAATTTACCAAAAGACTTAAAAGGTGTTTCTCATGTAATAGGCGGCGATGACGGCTCAAAAGAGCCAAACGCTGTAATGATTGCATACAACGCATATCAAGAACGCGAACGTCAAGCAATACAAAACTATTTAAATAGCTGGAGAATATCATGAGCGCATCGTTAGTTTTAACATTGTCGTTCTTAACCGTCGATACTAATATTGACAAACGCGGCAAAACGACTACGCACGAAACGATTGCGTACACTACAAGTGTAATACCTTATGACACGCGCCAAGCATGCGCTAACGCCAAAGAAGAATGGAATCTTGCTGTTGGTGCTTACCAGATGTCAAAACGCCCAGCACGGGTGATTATGGCTGTCTGCAATGACAGCGCAACTGGAGTAGTAGAATGAGCTTATTAACTGAAAAACAACTTGAAGAAATACAAAATTTTCATGATGACATTGGCGAATGCACCGAACCGCACGAAGAATGTTTTATAAAAAAATTGATTGAATGGAACGAAAAACAACCACCGCAGACGGCACGCGAAATGTATCAACGGGGGTATGCAGCGGCAGAGCGTGATTTAAATCGTAAGCCTTTGAGTGAAGATGCGATTTGGGATAACTTGCCTGAAAATCCTATGGAATGTGCTGCTTTTATAAGGGGCGTTCTATTTGCTGAAAAAACGCACGGCATTGGAGTAGATGGTGACTGAAACAACGATAAAAAAATACTGTGAGCAATATAAAATCAGTCGCTCTGGCATGGATTACCATATTCGCCGGTCAGGTGTATTTCCAATCGGCAGTAAACGATTCTCCGAAGCAGGCGCACCATCATTCTTGTGGCGCGTTACCGATTTAGATGAAATCAAAGCGCTAATTAAAGGAAAGAAAAAATGAAAGATGAACTACTTTGGATTGCAGTCGGCGCGTTCTTAATTGGCGCTATTGCGTCAACGTTAACAATTTACGCAACACACAGACACTACCATGAAATCATCAAAACAAATATTGGAGAGTTTATGTTACGAGACGGCAAAGTGTATGGCGTTTATGAAATGACGCGCGATGTACAAGGCAACATGGTGTCAAAATGACAAAAGACGAATGCTTCAAGCGCTTAGAAATGGCGCGAAAGAACAAAAAGGAGCTGAATAAAATTAAACTTCAACTCCTTAAAGAAATAGAGCAGTTAAAACTAATGCTTCGCGCACTGGAGGAAGGGTAATGCAAATCGATGACGTTGCAGCGCTAATGTTTTATATCGGGATACTATTTTTAACAGGAATTTGGCTATGTCATTAGTAAAACCCGTATCACCAGTGACGCCTGCGCCAACAACGGTTGACTGTAAACATGACCATTGGCGCATATATAATAGCCTTGGATACCGCGAGTGTGACCGCTGCAAAGAACGAAGACCCATTTTTAACGATATACGGCACCAAAGATGAACATTTCACAAATATTTATAGGGCTTAGCCCTTTCTTAAAAGACAGATTTACTAGCGAAGTGTTTACGCTCGGACTTATTAATGAGCTAAACGAGCAACGCTTCCGTGCTAGATGCCGGCGCTTGGTACGTCAGCACAACGGCGAAACGCGCAAGCTATATAAAGCGCTAAACAACTTGACGATGGACGACAGATTACGATTTTTTGACGTGGTAAGTGGAAATGAAAGATAAAGATTTAGAGATTATAAGAAGCGCGATACGATACAACAGCACAACAGGTCACTTTTACAAAGGGGGCGCAAGCACACCTGCCGCGCTTAGTTGGAAAAACAAAAACGCCACCATTAACGTCAAGAAAAGCGGTATGCACTCCTACTTTTTAGCGTGGAAGATTGCCGTGTTTTTAGCTTATGGATGGTATCCGAAGCATACTGACGCAGTAGAGTATTTAGATGGCAACCCGTGCAACTTAAGCATTAGTAACATAAAGGTTATTAAAGCAGGCGAAGATGAGATGACCATGATTGACTTTTGCGACGAAAACGATTTGCGCTACCCTAGCGTGTCTGCGCTCATGCGCGGAGAACCGTTTATTCGTCGAATAGAAAATGGATACTCTCGCGCGTATTTTCGTAAAAGTTTACTGGAAGCAAACTGCGCTAAATTGATGGCTAAAAAACAACGTGACGAAGAAACCAGAAGCAAACCTAAGCGACCTATGGGCAGGCGACGTAATCAGCATTTTATGGAATTTCTAAGAACGCACTACATAGTGCCTAAACGTTGGGAGATGACATTATGCTAAGAGGTGACAGTGTTCATGTAGATGGCGACGCGGTAAACGCGCCAGCACATTATCAAGGCGACAAGATGCAGTGCATCGACGCGATGGAAGCAATGCTTACGCAAGATGAGTTTCGTGGGTATTTGCGCGGTAATGTTTTTAAGTATCAATGGCGCTTTAGAGAAAAAGGCGGCGTTGAAGATTTACGCAAAGCGAGATGGTATTTAGACAGACTAATCAAATTGGAGAATTTCTAATGTACGCATTTAAAAGTGGACCTGTTGACCAAGACCGAACCATTAAAGGCCTTCGTGGCGAAGATATGGAAAACTACATGAATTTGCTTAAATGGCTAGACACTGTGCCGTTTATCCCCCTGAAGGTAAGCGACATTGTGTTGCCTTGGCGGGATAGATGAAGCCAAAGCTCAAAACGATGAATGGGGTATGGATATGCTATACCCCCTGCTGCACCATTCCGATGATGGCAGACCACCCACAAACGGCGTATTTAAGATGGAAATTTATCAATGCTAAGACCCAATCAGATAGAAGCTGTTGCCTTTTTGAGCCAAATAGACAAGGGTATGATTCTCGCCCCAGTGGGGGCAGGCAAAACTGCGATAACATTGACAGCCATGAAGGAAGCCCTCGACACGGGCAGAGTACGCCGGTTCTTAGTGATAGCGCCAAAGCGTGTTTGCACGGACGTGTGGACAATAGAGCCAGCGAAGTGGGCACCAAGTCTGACCGTATCTATCGCCGTTGGCTCACTAAATCAGCGTCTAGCGGCATTTGACGCGCCATCTCAGGTGGTTGTGACTAATTACGATACCCTTCAAACGCTACCGCCATTGCCTGACTTTGATGGCGTGGTGTTTGACGAGTTAACTGTTCTGAAGAATCCGTCAGGCAAGCGCTTCAAAGCGCTGTTTGCGCGTATCAAAGACTTCAAGATTAAATGGGGGCTTACCGGTTCGTTTACCAGTAACGGACTTGAGGACGTGTTTGGGCAGTGCAAGATAGTGGACGCAGCGCTACTCGGAAAATCCAAAACCGCCTTTCTTCAAACGTATTTTGTACTGCTCAACAAAGACTTTGGTGAGTGGGTAGCCAAGTCCACTTCACTGCGTGACGTAATGGCGGAAATTAAGCCTGCAACGTATCTTATCGACACGCAAGAGTATATGGATACTTTGCCTCCGCTTAACGTTGTGCCAGTCAAATGCGCGATGGACATGAAGCAGTACAAAGAGATGAAGAAAGACTTTGTGGTGTACTACGAAGACAAAGAAATCATTGCGGTTAACGCCGCTGTGGTGGTCAACAAACTACAGCAAATGGCTAGCGGGTTTTCCTACATTGAAGGACACCCTACCACATGGTTTTCGCGCCACAAGTTTGACCGTCTTGATGAAATACTGGCAGAAAACCAACACGCCAATACGATTATCGTGTACAACTTTCAGGCAGAGCTTGAAGAACTTAAACGCCGGTACCCAAACGCACGAACAATCGACCAGCAAGGCGTCATCTCGTCGTGGAACGCAGGGCGAGTTGAATTGCTACTGGTTCACCCTAAATCAGCAGGGCATGGACTTAACCTCCAATTCGGCGGCAGTAAAATGGTATTCCTGTCGCTTCCTTGGTCACTTGATAGATATGAGCAGACTATTGGACGGTTGCACCGTAGTGGTCAAAAGAACGCCGTATATTGCTATGTACTGCTAACAGACAAAACCGTAGACGAGCGCATATTTGCAAGTCTACATGACAAACGCGCAATTTCAGATATTGCCTTAGAGGAATTAAAATGAACAACTTAACATGGCGCGACATCTTCTTTAATTTGAACAATTACACAGAAGGTGAATTACAGGTGATGATTGAATCAGAGCGTCACGGTAAACGTAGACGCTCTATCTTAGTGCGATTGCATCAGCGCTATTGCATCCTTCGCGCAACTCGTGAACGTGATGATTTACTCGCTTAAAAACAACTCCGCTTCTGCATTTCTGCGTCGAGTAAGACCGGCTAATACTTTACCGCCAGCCTTGTTCCAGCGCAGAAACTGCGCCGCTATTTCAGACTTAGGTTCATCGGCTTTTAGCATCTTAACAAGCGTTGACGAAACAAAGTTGCCCGTGCCAATGTTATAGCAAAAGCATACCAGCGCATCAAACTCGTTCTGCGTTAGCTCGACCTTAACCGCGTTTACAGCGTGTTCGTATGGGGCAAGCGTTTGCGCAAGCAAATGCAAAGCCGCTGCTTCGGTTGGTAGCGCCTGATTGACTTTCACAGGTGTTCCATCGGCGTAGCGAGTTGAGCCTATGCCAATCGTCCACACGCCCGCAGGGCATTTATATGACAATAGCTTACAACCTTCAAATTCTTTAATTAGGGCTAACCCTTTTTCGCCTATCTTCATTTCTTTTCCCGTAGCAATAGAATAGTGGTCAGTTTTTGCGTCAGTCTTATCATGTCATTATCCAGCACCCGCACTTGGTCGATTAGCTCAATTAGCGCGTCTGTGGCTTCTTGCAGGATAGGCTTTACGACGGTGGTTGCCCAAAGCCATACAAAATAGACAATATAACCCATGCCGCCAGCGGCAATAATTGGGAATCCATACTGGTTAATATATTTAGCGATTGCATCGGCGTCCATTAATCTTTCCTCTCAACAGGAGGTGGTCTTGGTCTGTCTTTTTCTTGCGGTATGTTAAGCGCCGTTGACGCCAAATCATCAATTTTGGTGATGTCACATGACATAGCGGTAACGCGCTTATCAAGTTGCTTGATGATGCCTATTAGGCTTTTAATCTTCTCAAGCACACTATCGAGCAAGAATTTCTGCGTCAGGTAGACAAAATACATTCCGCCAGTCGCCGCCGCGATAGGGAATCCTACGTCCGAAGCAAACTGTAAGAACTCCATTATTTACTCGTCCACCAAGCAATAAAAGAAAATATCGCTCCAACGGTAAATACGATGCCTCCAATAAAGCCTTTGTAACGCGTTTGCTCGGTTTTCATTTCGTCAAGCGCGGCTATGATAGCGTCTAGCTTTTTCCCTCTGTCTTCAAACACTTCTTCTAGTGCATCAATGCGCTGTTCTACTTTAGCTAAACGGCAGGCTTCGTCGGGCATCTCGACCTCACTTCAAGAATCTAAGTTTATAAAGCACGGTAAAATAGGTTTCCATAATACCATCAATCAAGTTTTGAATTGGCGTGTCATCTTTACCGCAGACTTTATAGCGGTTTTCATCAATCCACGTCACTTGTTTCTTCAAGAAGTCTTCAATATTATCGACATTTTTACTGCCGATAATCTCAAGGTCTTTAAGGAGCTGATAGCTGCCCTGATACGCCTCTGTAATGCCGTCCGCTTGCTCGATAATCTCATGATAAAAGTCGTTAAGCGCCATGTGCGCGGCAAAGCTACGCGTCCGCAAATGCTCACGGTGCGCAACATCTCGTGCAAGGAATAATAAAGAAATAAAATGTTCCATTATTTGTCTATCCTGTTAATGTTTTCCCAGTACCCTTCATTTCTAGCACTAGCTGACTCTGGGTCATGTTGTTCACCGTAAATATCTTCAATCGGCTCACCATCCATATTACGCAAAGCGTAGACACAATAGTAAACCGTACCATCCTCAACTGCTGTGAGTTTGTGTTGATGCTCTTTGCGAATAACAATAAATGTCGGTGCTGTGAATTCTTTAGGGTCGTGACCTTTAATTTCAACTGACACTTTCCCAGACACAAGCAATGTCACATGGTCAAATTTATGCTCATGCCCACCGTGTGTTTCGCCAGCTAATTCTAAGACGTTTTGCTTAACCCAGATATTACCAAAGTAACCTAGTTCAGCAGTTTTCATGGTAACTGCACCACTGGTGTAAATTCTTTCCAAGACACGGTTGGCTCATCCCAGTAATACTGCTTATCGTCTTGTGGATAAGGCGTAGGAGGTTGCCATGACATTGTATCAATATCACCAACCCACGAGGGGTAAGGTTTTCTTGCTTGATGCTCTGCTTCTTTATCTACGTTAAATTCAACTTGTGACAACACTTTTAAAACGCCTACAAGATTTGTGTCTGCATCATCATCACAAGTCCCCCACATTAATGGCGGCTTAGTAAGTGAGCCATCAGCATTTGATGCAATGGGAAAGTCAGATTCGTTTTGAAAAATATACTGAAAACCTTTTACGTTTGGGATTGCTGGTCCTGTGCGCATCGGCGCTTCCGTACAAAGAATACCTGTGTCTGCATCAATGTTTGTTATTTGTATGTACATAATGTTTTCCTATTATATTATTTAACGCTGTTTACACAGCGATTCTCCGAACAGCTCTGACGTAGATACCACCGAGCTTAAGGTAGCTGCCCTGGCCTCCAACGATGAAGGTCTGTGACCATGCGTCGACAGCATCGTACTCAGTAGAAGACCAATAGCGGTCAGAGTCAAACGCATTTGTTTCCCCAGTTCTAAAGCCAATACCCGCGCTTGTTTGAGCTGGTGAACCACTAGTGTAGTTTGTGCTTATAGGCTCTGGTGATACGGCATTAGCATTTGAACCCGATGCAGTACTGTTAGCGTTAGTAGTCGGTTTTAAGAAATAATACAGCACTTCTAGCTCGTTTTTAGCAGGTAGATACCAATCGCTATAATCGCCTATCGTTAAATCTTCGCAAAACTTAGCAGCTTGATATGATGCGCCGAACGCAGCTAATGACGCAGAGTTTGTTGGTCCATTAATGACAGACGTTATTCCCGTTGTCACTCCATAAACGCCCCATGCGCAACTTGAATTTTCGCCAGAGGCTTTAGGGGCAACAATCAAGTAATGCGTAGCAGTTCCTCCGCCACCTACAGCAATTTTCCCCGCATAAAAACCACCACCATAAGCTTGACCAATAGTGGTAGGCCCGGGAGCTTTATAAGTACCACCAGTTAACATTTGTTGAATTCCGCTCATTAGGTCAACCCCGCACCAGAAATAATCCACGTTGTCGATGTCATTTTAAGTGCTGTTGCTGTGCCGTACTGCGCAAGTGAACGTGTACCTGTTGTGCCTGTGCCTGCTAGATACATCGTGTCTGTTGTGATGGCAATACTAACTACTTGTGAAGTCATATTGACGAACGAAATTGCTGTGCCGATTGGATACGCTACTGAGCTATTAGCGGGAATAGTAAATGTCCGTGCATTAGCGTCAGTTGATGGGTGAAGAATATGCTTTCCCGCATCCGCAGCAACAAGCGTGTATGCGGCAGACTGACTGTTTTGCGGGATGTTGATATACCCAACGCCATTTGTGCCATCAACCGTACAAGATGACAGCGTACCGCTAGAAGGTGTGCCAAGCACAGGTGTGACAAGTGTAGGTGAAGTTGCAAATACCGCTGCCCCGCTACCTGTTTCGTCAGTTAATGCCGCCGCTAAATTAGCGCTGGACGGCGTTGCAAGAAACGTTGCTACGTTTGTCCCTAAAGCTGACGTAAGCACCACCTGTTCATAGCGTACACTGTCCCCAGCAGACGTGCCAGCGGCAAGACCTGTGAGTTTCTTAGCGTTCATTGGCAAGTTAGCTGACGGCGTAGACTGACCGTCACGCGTGATACAGTTTGTCAGCGCCGTTGCAATGTCACTGTTAGTGTTATTTGTCGTTGTTGATGAAATCGTTGTGCCGGTAACAACGGGGTTGCCAGCAGGCAGGTTATATGTCCCAGAGCCATTAAAAGCCATTATTGTTCCCCTTTATATGATGTGCGTGATTGCAATGCAGATAAGCCTTGACCTGCTAAACCGCTTGCGCCTATTCTAAGGTTTCGCTCGTCATAAGGCAAACGAGATTGCGCTCGTTCAATTGCGTTAGCAAATGCTTCTGACGACATAAGCTCTTTGGACAGCTTATCCGCGATTGCTTTATCTGCTTGTTTAGTAGCGATAGTGTGAAGCCATTTTAATACCGCGCCGCCCGTAGAAAGTTGGAACGGTGTGTGAGGCGTAGCTTCAGACGCTACTTTGCGCGTAGATTCACCTACTTGACGACCTTTTAACGCTAACGCTTCAAATTTCTTTTCGTCTTGAAGTGCCGCCATTACTTCTTCTACGGCGCGTTTAATTTGCGGTTTACCTTCAGTCAAGTTGTCCAACGCTTGCGCGGTGTCGTAAGGGTGATTAGGTGTTTGCTTTCTTACATCTTCAAGCATTGACTGAATATTAGCGGTTTCTTTAAAATCTGCCAATTTAGCCGCGCCTTCTTCTTTACCATAAGTAGCTTTTAAAAGCGTCGCTATGCGAGAGTTATCAAGCGCTTTAATTGTCTTAGCACCTGCATTTTCAACGCCCGTTGTCATAGGCTCAAACGCATTATCAATTACTTGCCGCGCCAATTCAGGTTTAGCTTCAGGCGTTAATTTGTGCAATATTCGCCCCATTGTGCGAACGTCTGCATTAACAGCTATTTTAGCTAAATTTTCAGGGTCAGTTGCGGCGCTTAAGTCTTTAGCGGATTTGCTAATAATTCGCTGCTGATTTGCAACCGATTCATCAACCACTTTAGGAATTGCTTTAATCTGCTCACCAAGCGCTGCTTGTTTAGCTTCTGCGCTACCAAAATCACGAACGAATCCGCTTAAGCGGTCTTTAATTCCCGCGCTAGCAGGCGCAGAATCTAAAGTGGATAACGCTTCATTGTGTTTTTCTATAAAGTCTGCGCCTGCTTGACCCCCTTTCTTTAACGCATTTCTAAATTTACCTTCGATACCAGTTTCAATGGTCTGCATTGCTTCTGGGTCACTTCCAAACGCATTAACATAGTCCACTGCATAATCAGGATGTAGCGCTCTATCTGTTACTTCTGAAGGGTTAATTCTAGGGCGAGAAAACGTATTTTCTGTCGTTAATCTTTTAGCTTCACCTTCCATATATGGCGCGGCTACGGTTTCTCTAAATAATTTATTTGCGCCAGTAAAAGTTTCTCCCGCGCTTTCAGGTACGCCTTGCGCTATAGTCTGATTAATACCCGCTTCTAATTTCTCTAAATTACTTTTTGTTAAATTAGCTTTTGAATCAGTCGATTTATTTATGTTTCTAAGGTCGGCTAATATGGCAGACCGCAAATCATGCGCGTCTTTTAGCGTTCCTTCAAAGGGTAAATCGCCCGTTTTAGGGTTGAGCGGCTTGCCATTAGCGCCTAAAATTTCAGGCGCTTCGTTTTCTTTACCTTTAAGCGCTTTTAAAATTTCATGTACTTTAGGCGCAACATGGCGGTCAATCTCCGTAGAAAGGCTATTTTTAATGTCCCCCGCCGCATCAACTAAAGGTTGAAAACTAAACTTTTCTGGCGCTTGACTATAAGATTCTGTGTATAGCTTGCGTGGTTCTACGCGAGCGGATGATTCCATCTCTGCTTTCTTTTCCGCAAGCGTTAAGCCAACATCACGTTGAGAAGGTTGAGCCACCGCGTTAACTATACCTTGCTTAGCTTCTTCAAGCCCTGCTTGTTGAGTTTCTGCTTGCCGTAATAGCTCTGCTGTACGCGCCGCTTTAGTGTCCTCAAGAGCGCCTTTTTGTGCAATTACCGCGTCACGCACGTTTTGATACGGCATGGCTTTAGGCACATTGCTAACAGGCAATTCGCCTTGTTGCACTGCATTAAGCGAGCTTTGCGCTTGATTAACTCTTGATGCTAGTGCTTCTTTTTCAGCTTCACGTTTAACCATCCATTCAGGCGCAGTCGCTTTATTGTTTTCTGACGATTGAATAATAGCCGCAAGGTCAGGTGATTGAATGTCTATTGCAAGCTGTTCGGGCGTCATGCCTGCGCGTAACTTTTCAACTGCTTCAGGCGGTTTTGCGCCGCGCAAACTTTCTATAATTTTAGCGTCTAAAATAGCTTGTTTGCCTGACTCAAATAAAGGCTTTGCTATAGTTGCTGCGCCGCGGACAACAGGCGCTAACGTACCGGATATTGCGCCTGTTGCCGCGCCAAGCCCTGCATTGCCCATAGCTGAGCTATTAGGGTCAATTAGCTGTCCTGCCGCTGTATTCATTAACGCGCCAGTACCTACTTTAGCAATATAGTCTTTGGCGTATTGTTTTGACGGGCCTGTGCTAAGGCCAAACGATTCCGCTGCCGCCGCAACATTTTCAGGTAATTTTGCCATTCTAGCGCCAGCGCCTGCTGCGCCGCCAAGCGCCATTAAAGGCGCTGTTTCACCACCAAATTCACCTACTTTAAACGGGAGGCTTTCTGGGTTTGCGCCCATTCCTTGAAGTTGCTGTTGAACTGCGGCTTTATATTCGTTAGCTTTTTCAGGTGACACGGCGTTAACTGTTTGCGCTGCGTTAACGCCAATATTAGATACGCCTTGCGCTCCGCCAGCGTAAATATTACCTAGATTTTGCATCGTTGCAGACGGTGTATTGGCAACATATTCGCCAAACCGTTGAAGCGTTGACTTTTCTTCTGGTGGTGCTTCCAATGGCGCTTGTTCTTGAGGTTTCCAATTAGATTTAAAATAGTCAAGCGCTTGTTCCTGCGTTGCACCTTCAGGCGCGTCTATTTCATATTCTTTGCCGTCAGGCGCGGTAGCTATATACGTTGCCATTTATTGCCCCTTTAATCTTATTGTAAAGCCGCCTTGTCCTGCGGGCGGAGGTGTGCCTGCGGGCGTTTCTTCCTCAGTGGGTTTGTATCGACCAAGTCCTTTTCCTTCGTAATCAAATTTTCTGCCAGTAGACTTCATTGCGTCGTTGTAAGTAGCGGCTATTGACTGAACGCGGCCACCCAATAATCTATGCGTATATTCTTTAAGTTGCGCAATTTGTTCAGGTGATTTAGCAGACGAAAACATATTGGAAAATTCATTTCGCTCTCCAGCGGAGCTAAGGTTTCCTATTACCGCTTTAGATACCTCTGGCCCAACAATATGCGCAATCGATTCTGCCGTTTGAGGTCCCGAAACGCCAAATTCTTTAGCAAGTTTTTGCGCGGCAGCATTGGCGGTTTGCACATTTCCGTTTTGTAAGGATTCAACCAAGTTCGTATATAAGTCTATATGCTGACCCACTGTTCTAACAGAAGTTAAGTTTTGCCCATATTGCCCAGTAGTAAACATTTTTTCGGCATTTTTAGCGCTTGCAATATCTGCTTGGCCGCCTATATTTTTCTTAAAGTATTCTGGGTCTATAAGACTGGCGGCGTATTGAGCTTGACCGCGAAGCCCTCCTTTTGTGGGGATATTAGTAATCGGCATTCCGCTAATTAAATTTTGCGCGTATTCTTTAAGTACAGGGTGCAAAGCCGCAAATGCCGCAGCATTATCTGGCGGCACAGAAACGCCACCTAAAGCTCCGCCAACAGGCGGCGCTCCAGTAGGCTGAGGTTGAGGTACGTTAGTAGGCGCTCCAGTAGGCTGAGGTTGAGGTAAGCCGGTAAGCGTAGGCATAGGTGAAATTTTACCTGTGCGACGGTCAAACACGCCTGTTTCACCTGTGGGGTACTGATATGGCATAAATGAAGGGTCACCTCCACCTTGATTTTGCCGCGACGCGGCGACCAAAGCTGCAATTGCTTTTCGAGTTTCGTTACTTTCACTTGAAAGCGTTTCGCGAAGCGCGTTGGCTTCTTTTGCGCGAGCATTTCTACCTTCTTCAGATATATCAAATTGCTCACGTTTATCCGTTCTAAGCGCGTCTGCAAGCTCTTTTTGAGTAGCTCTAGTGTATCTGTTATTAGCAACAGATGTTATCACAGGCGCAAGCTCTGGCGACGTTAACGCCATTGCGGGCGCAAGCTGTTCAAATTGGTCAGGTGTAACATTTTGAGCAACATTTTGCTCTAAAGGTTTGGCAGGCACGGTTTGAGGCTGTTCTCCACCCGTAACGAACGCCGATGTTTTATCCCACCAAGAAGGTTTTTGCTCAGGCGTTCCAGCTTGCAAAGCCATTTCTTCAGGTACGCGAATACCTGCCGAGTTAAACATTCGCATGGTAGCGGCCGTTTTTTCACGTTCTGCTTTATCCAAATCTTCTTGCGCTTTACCTTCTTTATATCCGCCTATAATGTTTTTAATTGCACCTGTGATAGCTGCGCCAGTATTAGGGACGTACCAACCGCTGACCATTTGACCTGCGGCTACATTGTCGCCTTGTTCTTGCAATTTGCGAGCTAAAGCAATTCTATCTTTAGCCCCAAGCACTTTTTCATCGTATAAACTAGCCATTAGAGCCTCCAAATAGCCCATTCCATTTGTTCTGCAAACCTTTTGTAAAGTCGCCTTGGTCGGGTGTTTTAGCTTGTTGTGCAGCAAATTGAGGGTCAAACTTCCCAAACTCGTCAGCATACTGCTGCGCGTCGCTTTTGCCAGCTTCTTTAATGTTTTGGTAGCCTTTAGCAAGCATCTTACCATTCTCCATTATAGACTGCGCTGAAGGAGCGGGTGCGTATTGAGGCATTTGAGGTTGGTTTCTAAGCGCGGCTATTAACGCCGCGTGTTGGTCTTCACCTAACATCATTATAGTAACCCCAACATTGAATAGTTAACCATTTTAAACCCACTTGGGTGCATAACAACAGCTTCTGGCATAACTTGCTCCACTTCGTCCGCCATAACGCCTGAGAACGGTAACCCCCACAAGTAATCCCATGTGTAAAGCCCAATGCCAAGAACGTGTGTACCAATGCGTTTAATGTTCTTTTTAAGCCTACGGTCAGACGCAATCGCTGCGCCACCAAGCGCTCCCCCTGCCCCAATAACCGAGCCTCTTAACTGCGCGTTAGACGCCATTTGCGCATTATATTGCCCCTGATTAAACTGATTCTGCGCCTGCGCCGCACCAAGAAAATCCGCCCCTTGCCAATTAGCTAGCTGTCCGGGCTGAGATACGCCAACCGCAGGTAAATTAGCCGTATTAAGTTGAGCGCCTGTTCTTAGCGCTTGCAAGATATTTAACGGATTTTGTTGAATTGCTTGATTCTGCGCAAGTTGTTGGTTGCTGGCTTGGTTGTTTAGCTGATTGCTTTGCAAGTTTTGGTTAAACACCGTGTCCTTAACTTGGTTGGTTAGCTGATTGCTTCGCAAGTTTTGGTTAAACAACGTGTCCTTAACTTGGTTGGTTAGCTGATTGCTTTGCAAGTTTTGGTTAAACTCCATGTCCTTAACTTGATTTTTTAAGTTGGCGTTTTGCAAATTCATTCCAAACGCTTGCGTTTCAGCAGTGTTTGCCGCTTGCAGGTTGGATAGATTTTGTCCATATTGTTGCGCTTGCGCGGTGTTAGCAAAATTACCTACGTTTATTGCTTGTTGATTGTTTTGCGCTATGCCCGCATTTCCAAATTGACCTGCTTGCAAGTTTTGTCCAAATTGTTGCCCATACGCTTGGTTAGTAAGCCCCATATTAACTTGCGCATTTTGGTTATTCTGTTGCGCGGAGGCGTTAGCAAGTTGCTGGGCGGTGACATTCTGCCCAAATTGTTGACCTAAAGCGGTATTGCCAAACTGAGCGCTCTGAAGCCCCATGCCAAACATACCTTGCGCCGCTGCTGTGCCTTGCCCAATCGCTTGATTTCTTGCGTCTGTGTACGCTTGTTGCTTTTGATTGTTAAAGTTAAGCATCGCATTGTTATACGCTTCACTTCCCCGCGTAATGCCTTGGTTAGCCAATTGGCTCTCAAGTTTTGACTGAGCTTGCGCAAATTGTGGGTCTAAATACTGCTTATTAGCTTCGTATAGCGCATCAGTTGTACCTTGGGTAAGCAGCTTGGGGTCAAGGCCTAACGACGTTGATATCTTATCGGCGTTATTACTCGTCGCTCCTAGCCCAGACGCTTTTTCCGTAGCGCCAGAAGATGTTACTAATTTATCTTGATTGTTTGCTATAGACGTTGACGCGCTCGCGTTTGTCGACGGCTCAGTTTTTATAGCCCCCGCGTTTGCTACAGAGGCGTGAATAGTCCCCATAGGCGCGCTTGACGTCATAAAATCAGTAGTGCTTTTAGGCCCTCCCATAAAATCAGTAGTGCTTTTAGGCCCTTCCATAAAATCAGTAGTGCTTTTAGGCCCTCCCATAACACTAAGTGTAGGGGCTATGTCGCCGTTATAGGTCGATATAAATTTACCCTTAGCGTCTGTATATCCCGCTTTAGGGTCTACAGCGTTTCGTACCGCGTCTAAACCCGTTAGCCCAAGCCCAGAAAGTTGTAGCTGCGCTGCTTGGCTTTCGTTAAAAAGTTGCTGGTCGTTTATACCTAGTTTTTGAGCTTGCGACCATGCTAAAGGGTCATACGTCATATTAAAGTTTTTAGGTAGACCTTTACCAGCGTAATAGTCTGCTTTTTGCTTGTCGGTTAACCCCGCCATATTAAAAGGTAGGTCACCCCTGTCGTTACGTTTAGCCTCTATCATTTGGCCATATGTAGCGCTTTTTGGGTCTATATCTTGAGTGTACGGTGTATATGCTACGCCTGTATTTGTCCCCGAAGGCGTATAAGTGTAGTTACCGTTAGCGTCTTTTGTGTAGGTAGACTGCTCTGGCCCAACTTGATTAACCATATTGCCATATTGATTAAGAACGGCGGCGTTTTGGTTTCCTGACGCGGTAGCTTTTGCTGCGCCAACAACGTCGGCTGGTTTGGGTGGTTCTGGGTCTGAAAATAATCCTGACATACTTTTACCTTCTTATTAAATATACTTACATTTGTTTTTTGTTAAGCTAAGGATATGTAAATCACACCCGCCTGTTCCAGCTAACGGAAATACAATTTCTTCTGTAGAGCCTACTTTTTTAGCAAACCGCAAACTTTTTACATTTGTGGAGTCTATCTGCATTAACACTATGAGTAGCCCAAGTTGTTCAAAAGGGTAATAGAATATTGCTTTTAAAAAACCTTTTGTTATTGGCCCGTTAACGCCTATGTGCATAAATATAGACCCGTTTTGCCGATAATGATTGTATGCCGCTACCGCAGTTAATTTACCTGCAACTTCAAATCCTATATAAACGACAGCTTTACTGTTTTCAAATGGTTCTTTTAAAAGCTCACAAAGCCATCTACCTAATCGTTGCTGTTGGTCATATACAACCATTGCTCACCAACATTATAGTACGCCTCCGCCTTCAAATACATAGTCTGTTGCATAGTAGCGAATATCAGACGTTTTACTTGATGTTCTGATTCTAAACGTGCCGTAATAGCCCATGCCCGACGCCATTTGCCAACGTG